AGATAAATTAATTGAATTACTTGGTTTTGACCCTGAAGATTTAGAGTCAAGGCCAATGGGTTCTAATGGTGAGGACATTATCATGGGTGTGCAATCTCGCAAGCAATTTCCATATTCAATAGAATGTAAAAACCAAGAAGCTGTAAATGTTTGGAAGGCATACGAACAATCGCAAGAAAACTGTAAAGATTACGAACCATTGGTTATAATTAAAAGAAATAGAACAAAGCCATTAGCATTAGTAGATGCTGAGTATTTTTTAAAACTACATAAAAAAGATGATTGATAAACTAATAGGACCAGTAGGTGACATTGTCAGCAAGCTAGTGCCAGATAAAGACTTACAAGCAAAACTGAACCATGAACTTAAAACAGAATTACATAAAGCGAATATGGCGCAGATTGAGATCAACAAGATTGAAGCTGGACATAAATCCTTATTCGTTGCGGGCTGGAGGCCCTTTGTGGGGTGGACTTGCGGTATTGCCATGCTGTACCACTTTTTATTACAGCCTATTATTATATTTGGACTATCAGCGACTGGACTATCGTTTGACTTACCAACTTTTGACATGGGTTCGTTAATGACTGTATTAATGGGTATGCTAGGACTTGGTGGACTTAGAACATTTGAAAAAACCAAAGGAGTTACAAAATGAGTTGGAAGAACTTTACGTTAGAAGAATTTGCATGTAAGCATACTGGCGAAAATAAAATAGAACATGAACTTATAGACAAACTACAAGCACTAAGAACAGAGTGTGGATTTCCATTTAAAATAACATCTGGTTATAGAAGCGCAGACCATCCTATTGAGGCAAGAAAATCTAAACCAGGAACACACGCGCTTGGCTTGGCAGCAGATATAGGGGTTAGAGGTGAGCAAGCATTAGAAATAATATCAAAAGCTACTGATTTTGGGTTTACTGGTATCGGTGTAAATCAAAAAGGTAATGCAAGATTTATACATCTTGATATATCTAAAGATTCACAGGGTAGACCTAGACCGCATATCTGGAGCTACTAATGGAGCCATTGATGTATTGGAACATTATTATTACTTTGGTAATTGCACCAATCATACATGGCATAAGAACTAACGCGACAGAATTAAAAAGAGTTGATATACTACTGAATAAGACTCGCGAAGAAGTTGCAAAAGATTATGTAACTAAAAACGAACTAACAATTAGTATAGATAGAGTTATAGATCGTTTAGATAAGCTAGACGAAAAAATGGATAAATTAATTACAGGTTAATATGAGCAAAGGTGCTTTTCAAACAAGACTAGGACAAATGGGAGAGATCCCAAACTTTCAACAAACTCCACCAATGGCATACACTGGTAATTACTTTATGCCACCAAAGCCAAACTATTTGCCTGTAGAAAAACAAGCTATGGCTAGAGTACAACAACCTATGTCTATACAACAGCCGATTGCAAACATTATGGCAGAAGGCAGTATGCAACAGCCAATGGCTCAACAACCTTCGTTTCAACAGCAAGTGCCTTCATTGTTAAGTCCACCAGAAATACCAAGAGCGCCAATGCAAGCACAACCACAGTCATTATTGCAAACACCTGGTATTGGTATAGAGAAGCCAACACAATATGATAGGGCATCTTCAAGAATATCTTTACCGCCAATTAACTCATATAGATAATGTCAGTAACACACGAAGAAGTTGTAAAAGCTGAACAAGCACGATTATTGCTTGAGTCAGATGTTTTTAAAGAAGCAACTGAAAATCTTAAAAACGAATACATCACTCATTGGTTAAACTCTAGAGACATTGATGATGTCAACATAAGAGAAGACTTACACAGATCTTTATTACTATTACCAGAGGTTGAAAGACATCTGCGTATCATGGCAGAGAAAGGAAAGCTGACAAAAGCAAATATTAACAAAATTAGAAATATTGGTTAATACTTCCCTTTTCACACATTCTTGATATAAAATACTTATAAATACATATAAGGAGTATTTATGAGCAATAACGGAAAACCGACTGCTTTACAAAGCGACACAGATTTAGCTGCGTCTGTTTTTGAAAGTATACTAACACCCGAAGAGGATAATGTTGAAGATGCAGTCGAAGAACAGGATGTAGCAGAAGAAGAGGTCATTGAAGATGATTCTGAGTTTGTTGAAGATGAAATAGATCAAGAAATTATAGATGAGTTGGAAGATGACGAAGATGTTGAAGAAGAACAAACAGACGTTGAAGAGGAAGCTCCGCAACTTCAAACATTTACTGTAAAGGTAGATGGCCAAGAGGTAGAAGTCACGCAAGAGGAACTCGTTAACGGATATTCTCGTCAGCAAGATTATACGCGTAAAACTCAAGAACTCTCTCAACAGAGAAAAACTATTGAGCAGCAGCAAGCAGAGTTAGCGCAAAGAGATGCGATCTATTCGCAGTTGTTACCGAAAATGGAAGCCCAGTTAAAGGGCGTTTTGGGTGAAGAGCCAGACTGGCAACGATTATATGAAGATGATCCAGTTGGTTACGTAAGAGAAAAACAGCTTTGGGATGAACAAAAGCAAAAGCTAGAAGCTGTCCAAGCTGAACAACAAAGACTTCAACAGGAGTCATTTGCTGAACAGCAGAAACTAATTCAACAACAAGTTGAAGAAGGACAGGCAAAGCTACTTGAGGTTATTCCAGAATGGCAGAACCAAGAGGTCGCCAGTAAAGAAAAAGCTGAAATTGCAAATTACGCAACTAACGTCTTGGGATATACCCAAGAAGAGATCAACTCTGTATATGACTGGAGAGCTTTACTTGGTTTAAGAAAAGCATGGTTAAGCGATAAAATCGCTGAAAATGTTAAGAAGAAACCAACACAAAAAGCACCAGCTAGAGTTGCAAGACCTGGTACTACAAACAAACGAACCACGGTAACTCCTGCAAAGAAAGCAAAACAACGATTAGCTAAAACTGGAAAAGTTCAGGATGCAGCTAAAGTTTTTGAACAATTATTATAAACTTTTAACATAGGAAAATATCATGGCACAAATAGATAGTGTATTTGATACGTACGAGGCAACTTCTAACAGAGAGCAATTGAGCAATGTTATTTATAACATTTCTCCAACAGCAACACCTTTTATGTCATCAATTGGAAAGAACTCAATTAAAAACGTAGTTTTTGATTGGCAAACAGAATCATTACCAACAGTTAATGCTGCTGGTGAGCTTGAAGGATTCAGATTAGATGGAGACACATCTGCATCTACTGCAACAGCTAGAAAAACCAATGTTGCAATGATCTCAAAAAGAGATGCAACAGTATCAGGTTCTCAAGAATCAAGTGATCCTGCTGGTAAAAGATCAGAAATGGCACACCAATTAGCTATTATGGCTAAAGCTTTGAAAAGAGATATGGAAACAGCTCTTTGTCAAAAAGGTGCCAGAACAACTGGTAGTGATTCAGTAGCTAGGGTAACTGGTGGTTTTGAATCTTGGATGACTTCAAACGTATCAAGAGGCGCTACTGGCGCAAGTGGTGGTGAAGGTGTTGCTCCAACAGACGGCACTCAAAGAGATTTAACTGAAGCTTTGCTTAAAACAGTTTTACAATCTTGCTTCCAAAATGGCGGTGAGCCTTCATTGGCAATCTGCGGACCAGTTAACAAACAAGTTATCTCTGGTTTCACAGGTAGAACTTCAGCTAGACAAATGATTGATGCAAACACAGTAGAGGCTTCTGTTTCTATTTACGCATCAGACTTTGGCGAGCTTAAAATCGTACCATCTAACTTTAGTAGAGATAGATCGCTATTACTAGTAGATCCTGAGTATGCAAAAGTTTCTTACCTAAGAGACTTCAAAACTGTTGATATTGCTACAGTGGGAGATGCACAGACCAAGCTACTTTTAGTTGAGTATGGTTTAGAAGTAGGTAACGAAGCTGCACACGGTATCGTTGCTGACTTAAACACTTAATAAGTTAAGTCAATAACTTTGAGGGATGTTTCGGCATCCCTTTTTTTTGTGCTAAAATTAAGCATGGCAAAAACCACAGTAATAGATCATAAAAAAAATTTAAAATCTTTGTTTGCAACAGAAGATGATAAATTCATATATCATACACAACAGAATGTAAGACCTACATTAGAATATGTAAAACAATTATCTGAGCATAAGCCAGGCAAAGATCTTAGGCATATAGCAGAAGTTCCAATGGTTATATATCAGAAAGCACTAAGAGAAGGTTGGGCGCAAGATTCTGCAAAATGGAAAGACTGGTTAAACCATTCAGACAACAAACCGTTTAGAACATGGAAGGGTAAAGTATGACATACGACGAATTAAAAACTAATATTGCTAATTTTTTAAATAGATCTGATCTAACTAACCAAATAGATTTTTTTATTGATGCAACAGAAGCAGAATTAAACAGAAGACTTAGAGTAAAAGATATGATTAAACGAGCAACTGCAACAGCAGATGGTCAGTATTTATCATTACCAACTGATTGGTTGGAAGCAATTAACGTACAAATTGATGGTAATAGTTTTAAACCAT